TAGTCAGTCCAGTGCGTGCTGGCGTATTCGCCGATGGGTAACTCTTTGTCACCCTCCCGCACATACACAGCCTTCGTCGCCTTGCCGTCTTCTGCTATCGCATCACGTATTTCGTAGCCGAGATCCTTGCCCTCGGCGCGTGCGAAGCGATCTAGGTTGGCTAACACAGTTGGTTTGTACCCGGCTGTGTCTGCTACGCTGCGCAGCAATAACTCTCTGTCCTTCGTCGCCAAGTCGCCTTGGAGCTTGGCTCGTTCATCAAGCGCTTGCTTGATTTCCTCTGGTTTGCCATAGGCTTGGTATGCCTGATAGGTGGCAGCTTCGTCGCCGGTTAACACAATTGCGCCGGCGGCTGGGACTTTGGCTTGCGCTTCAGTCACCTGTTTCTCGAGTTGGCGAATCGTGTTGCGGTACTGGTAGTTTTCGTCAAACAGCTTTTCCGCGACTCGTACACCGTCGTTATTGTTCTTTTCCAACAGGCGCTTGAATGCGGCTTCGGCGGTGTTTGTGTTGCCACTGTCGCCACCACCGTTGTTGCCACCCGTTTCGGCTTCGTATACTTCATTCTGGTAAATCAATTTAGCCTCCTTGAGGCACGGACCTTGTCCGTAGAAATTTGAAACAAAAAAGGGACGGATTTAACCACTCCCGTTGTTACGGTTGCAGTTAGATCCGCCCCTTTGGAAAGAGACTTATTCGGTTTTCGTTATTGCAACTATCTTATCTTTTCACGACGCTTGGCAAGTGCCGAACGGTCGTACGGTGTCTCGCAAAAATCTTCAACAGCGCCGACAAAAAGAATGGCGATTTCTCGCAAGGTTTGCAATAGCGTCTTGAGCTTCTGCTCATTCATAGGTTAATTATAGTGAAACTAGAACGATTATTCTATCCTGAAATGTAGCTATTTTTGGCTACACTGCCGGATCGTATTTACAGCAACTTCAAATGCGGACGTAGCGCCAGTTTTTTGCCGGATGTTTTTGACATGGTTGTAGACAGTGAAGCGGCTAATCTCAAGTTGACGCGCAATGATATTCTGACTCATCCCCTGAGCCAGCAAGTTTACTACTTGTTTCTCACGCTTTGTTAGGACTGTCACGCCTACCTCGTACATCAATAATCCTTATGCTTTTTCTCTATACTCAAAAACATAACTATGCGTAAAGAATCCATCATCTTCCTTTGTGGTCTCACTGCTCACAATCGGCAATGTAGCGATATGATCAAACGATTCGGCTTCGTGCGGCAGTTGTCTTTTGAGTTCAGCCAGAAGCGTTCCAAGGTCAGATAATTCAGTTCGCATTGTCACCGACATTTCCATGCGGGCGGGACGATCTTCATTGTGTAGCAAGTACCCTTTCGGCAATGTGTCTACGCTCACGTTCTCTCCTTTACCACTGCCAACGTTCCAACGCTTGACGAAAATCCGCCGCTGACGTGTTCGCCTTTTGCGCCATTCGCTTGCCGTAAGCGGTCCATTGCTTTTTCGTCCGCGGTGCTAATTCACTCGCCACGCTAAACACAATCCGGCAGCCTGTGCAGCGATAGATGCCTTTGGCGCTGTTGCGTAGCGGATGCAATGTTCCACTGTGACAACTGTGGCAAATGCGGATGGGTGCTGGTCTGGTCTTCATATCGCCTCTCAATAAACAACATCAGGATCGATAGGTTCAGGATCATAACTGATTATCTCCCAACCGGTTGGACCAAGCGCCTCGGTGAGAATTAGCCGGGCGTTGGTGACTTCCGGCATGTACCCAAGCTCAACACGTTGCGTGGCTGCGGTTAGTCGTTCAATAACAACGTCGCTGGTATCGTCAGTCTCATCAACCGCAGTCCAGCCAACGTTGCGCCCGTAGGTTAATGCTCTCTCGCCAAATAGTACATTGACCACTGTTTACTTACCTCTTAACAAGTTGAACATGAAGTCAAAATAATCAGGATCACGTCGGGCGAACATCATGGGATCGTCCTGCATGTATTGAATGCCCATGCTGATGATTTCACTGCCATAGCGCTTCCCTGCGGGCGTCACGTATTCACGCCCCATGTAGGTATCCAGAAAGTTATCCTTTTTCCCGATTTCGCCAGCGGGTTGTCCGGGCAACTGTGATCGTGATTCACCTTCGGTGCGACGGTTAAAGAATTCAATTGTTTTCTTGCGCGCCGTTGGGCTGATATCCTCTAGCCAGTGCCCTAGCTCATGCGCCACAATCGCCGGTCGAGTGCTTGCCCCAACCAGCAGCGTCTTTGATTCAAAGGCGTAATTTGCACGCCCGTCAAAGCGATCAAACTTCACTACACCATCACCGTAGAATGCCTTGGCATCAACCAATCGGTTAAACACGTCTACACCCGATTGCCACTGGCGCACATCGGCAGGATCTGCATTCTTGGCGTCAATCCGCACATTGGCAGGGTTGGCAGCATTGATTAGTGGCATAATTTTCGCCTTGCTTTCTGCCTTGAGTTGATCACGCTCTGCCTGTATTGCATTCATGCGACGGCTCGTGTCTGCAAGGTCGGCTTTGTGTTTATCTAGCGCAGCAACAGCAGCGGCATAGTCAGGTGTGCCGACGGCTCTGTCGGCGGCTTTCTTGGCACTAAAGACACGGCTGTCCGCTTGTGCAAATTCCATGAACAACTTATCGTTTGCCTGTGTCAGTTCCGCAATGCGTGGTCCATACTGACTATTGATTTCGTCGATGCGTTTGCGCACATCTGCCGGATTAGCAGGATCGAACGCACCTTTTTTCGACGGCTTAACCGTACTCACTGACAATGGCTGTTCGCCATCTTTTACCGCTGCCTTGCTGGTCGGTGCTTGGCTTTGTAGCCCCTTCACTTTTATCGTGCGAAGCCGGCTATCAATCCCCTTTAACTCTGCCGTGCGCTCCGCAATGCGTTCGGCTGTTGGCGCTGCCGTTCGGGCAATCAGCAATTGATCATAGGTGATTGGGTCATAGCGCATCTTGCGAGTGCAGCGACAACGTGAGCGCCCTTGACAGACAGTGCCGGGGTATGGACCGTCGAGTGGCAAATAGGGACTCATCAGCCCTGCCACAATGCAGCTACCACAAATGTACTTATCCTCACGCGTGATATAATCTGCTACCCAGCCGATTAACGAATCCATGGCTTCGCTAGCCCGGAACGCCTCACCGCGCCCTGTGCCGGAATACTGCGACGAACGTGCCGCAATCTGTGCCTCACTCAGTTGCTTGCCCGTCAATGGACCGGCGGCAATACGATCAGCGAAGCGACTAAGGAACGCTTCTTCCTCATCCATAATATCATCGAAGCGCTGCTTCTGCGCTGGTGTCACGGCAGTGCTGCCACCACCCAACATCGTCTGCTGCGCCGTGTGCGTCTGCACAGCATCGTACATCTCTTCCTGCCAAACGGATACCGGGATGGTGCGACTTGCGTACTTGCGCGCCAGATTGACGACCTTATCCTCGAATTCGTCTTGCAGCATGTCAACCGTCTTGGCAAACGCCCGTGTGGTTGATGCTGGAAACGGTTGACCTTTTAGCAAAAGCAACAATAGTAGTGCAACTACTTCCCAATCAGGATCGTCCTCGATATCACCTGGCGCAACCGGCAGATCAAGCTGGTCGATCTCGCCAGCATCGTAATCTTCCAGGAAGCCCACCGCCTGCGACTCGCTGATTAGGCTATCACCGACCAGGCGTGCTAGGTATTCAATGAAGCGATCCCGTTCTTCATTCATCTAGTAGGTTGCGCTCCAACGGGCAATCCATTAACCGGCGGCAAGTTACGCAAACGTTCGGCGGCGGCGACAGTAGCATTGGCGTCCTCTTTGTTCGCCTGCTCGTCTATCGCTGCCTCTAACTCGGCAACTTGCTCATCAGACCGCCCAGACCATTTTGCGGCAATGCCGGGTGGTACACCCGCTGATTTGTACTCTCGGTAAATCTTGGCTCTGTCCACATCGGACAAGCCTAGCGCTTGCTGTTCAATGCCTTCCTTTGCGATGCGCTCTTTCTCTGCGTCGGTGTCTTCAATACCGGTAGCGCTCATGCTAGTTTCAAGCGCCCACAGCCCCGCATCCTTCAATTCAATGGCAGCACGCTTCTCTTCCGCACTCACCGGACCGCTGTCGATTCGCGCCTGTACCACGGCGCGCAACCCGGCGTATCGCTCCGATTGTCCGGCGAAATGTGCCGCCATCGCTAGCACAGTTTCAAGTAGCCAGCGTGCGGCTGCTTCAACTTCAGCGGCGGTAATCTGCAAGTCCTTCTCGAACGCGTCGCGTGCCTGAATGCGACTCACGGCAGATACGGTAGCGTCGCCAGCTAGGGCATAATGAAGCTGCTGCGCTTCTTCAAGGATGGCAAGATAGGCATTGTTTGACGTTTCGCTAAATGTAGTTACCGGCACAGGGTCACGGTAGACAACGCTGGGATTTGTGATCTGTTCGTTGCCATCCTTGTCCTTATACACAATGCCCTGCAATACATTCATGCTGGCCGCCCCGGTATACACAGGGTTGGGCACAAAAACGTCTTTGCCGCTGGCGTCCTTGCTTGTTGTTCCTGGAATTTGGGCGTTTAACCAAACGCGCTCCAGGAAACCGCCGAGCACGACATTGCGCTGCATCATGGTTTGCGCCAGGTTCAATAGCTTCTGCTGGCTTACGATTTGTTCGCCAACCAATAGCCGTCGCGTCATTTCGTACATTGTTAGGCGACCACCCAATGGGAATAGCACAGGTTCTTGCCCGGCCAAATTGCCTTTTGCATCAATGATGCGCAGAACCGTTTCACCATCCGTATTGACATAGCATAACTCCGCAAGCTCTTCGCCCTCTTCGCCACCAGGGAGATCGGGCGCTTTCTTATAGGAGAACAAGCCAATGTCCTGCTTTGACGACTTGTCGCGATAGACAGTAGCTGACGGCTGATACAGATTAAGCGTGTCTTCATCTGTGCCAACATGCTGGAACCAAATGTATTTTACTGCATCCAGCATCCCCCCGCTGGGCACTTTGCCGTCCTGAAGCATACCTGGCGGCACGTACAGTCGCAGCACAGATCGCTTCGTTAACAGCGCTAGTCTAACCATGTCCTGTAGTTTACTGGGCGCTTTCTGGCTGTCCCACCAAGCCGTCAAAATCTGTTCAGCCTCAGTGACAAGCAACTGTTCTTCGTCGGTAGACTCCTCTTGCGCTACGGCTTCGCCTGTGTCTGGATTCGTGGATTCAATGTTGAGTTTCCAGTGTAATTCCCGCGCCAGAACGCCGCCCGTGTGTCTATCCGTAATTTCTCCGATGGCATTACGCGAAACAAACGCGCGCTTAATCTCATCCATTGTAGCAGTACCACCAGCGACACCCGATGCCGGTGCCGGACCAGTCCACCCTGCGCCATCCATCCAATGATCGCCGTTGTAGAATGCCAGATTTATCTTGGCGCCGTCACTTGTTCGGCTGTCAATAATCGTCTTTGCAATCTTTAGATCGTACTTGTCAAATATAATTTCTTCTGGCATCTAAAATGACCTCATGGAAACGGATTGGCTCGGGATGCGGACGGGTGCGGTGACCGGAATTTGCCAACGAATCATCGCCTGCGTGAATGTGTCCACATCATCATCGTGGGCAAGATTCGGAAAGCCGGCACAACTCTCAATAAACTGATTCACCCAAGCGTGCAATGCCGGATGCGGCAGATAGACGTTGTGTGATTCGACCGACGGCGCAGCGGCGTGGGCTCGGCTAACTTTGCCGCCTTCGGGTTGAACTGGAATCAAGCCAGCGATCTTGTTTGTGAGCAACTGGATCACCGCCGGACCATTGGCTTTGTCCTCGACCAACTTAGCGAATGCTAGTGGCCATTTAGTTGACATACGCTCTATTGCCGTCATTGTTTTTCCAATATCAGAACGCTCTTTGTAGTAGTCCAACATGTACCGATTCGCTCCGACTCTTCCTAGAACTTGCCCTGCCACAAAGTCGCTCGTCTTGGTGTCCTTGAATGCCAGATCCCAGCTTTGAATCATCTCGTCAAATCTTTCCGGCAAATCAACCGCCTCTATCTCTGCAAGTTCGCCACTCTCAAGCCGGATCACAACTGGCGGCATCTTGACACCTGCGGGCTTCCAGTAACGCCAGTCCTTTTTCTTAAAGATGCCACCAGCGTCAGGCGATGGGCGTTGCTGCAATTGTCCAGCTACGGCGTAACTATCCATGCTGCTCTTTAAGTCGTTGAGCGCCGCTGGTGTAAATCTATCTGGCCACAACAGTTCGCCGGATTCAACCCTCGGATCACTCCATCCAATTGACGTGATTCGGTTGCTCGGCTCATACTCAGCAGGCAAGCACAGGTGTTCATATTGTTGCCCGTCGGCTTTCATCTTCTCAAGCAAATGTCCAGTCAAGTCCTGCTCATGTAAGCGTTGCATGATAACGATCTTGACGACTCTGTCGGGATTGTTGCCACGGGTTGACATGGTGTTGTCCCACCAGTCTGTAACAGATTCTCTTGCCGCTAGGCTGTGGGCATCTGCGGCCTTGATGGGATCGTCGCATATAATGAAGTCTCCACCATCGCCTGTGCCCAAACCACCTACCCCTGTAGCCAATCTGTATCCAGTCTTGTCGTTCTCAAAACGAATCTTGCTGTTCTGATCACCTGTCAACCGAAACACGTCGCCCCAATTCTCTTGATACCAGTTTGACTGGATAACTCGACGGCACTTGAGCGAATCACGGATGGACAAACTCTCGCCGTAGCTACTGAACAGCCAGCGAGATTCGGGTCGAAACGTCCACACCCACGTTGGCCAGAATACACACGTTAGCAACGATTTCATGTGTCGCGGTGGGATGTTGATAATCAGGTTGCGAATCTCGCCACGAGTTGCCGCCTCCAAATGTTCGCAAATAGCATCGACATGCCAACCGGATATGTATTGATTACCAGGCTCAACAACATGCCACGCCTGCCTGGTATAAATCGCTAGGCTTTTTCGTGCCAGCTCCCGATCAATTTCCTTGAGTGTCGGGATCTTCATCGGTAGCTTTTGACACCATCTGGCGCATCTGCAATAATTCATCTAATGACAACTTGGACAAGTCCAGTTTCACATCCACCTGTGCTTGAATCGGCTTCCCATCAGCGCCGGTGTGCTCGTTACGCACCGGCAAATTGTATGTCTCTGGACGGTGCGACTTAAGCGCAAAGATCAGAAGTGTGTCTGAGTACTCACGCACGTCACCGATATGTTCGCCTTGATGAAAAACAGGTTTCAACGTGCCTCTAACCGCACGCCGATACATTTCGCCAACAGCAGCGTCCCATGATTCGCCTAATGCAGCATCCCAATCCGCTGCAAAATCAGGCTCAACCTTGCGCGTCTCATAAGCGTGCTGGCGGCTAATTTTTGCACGTCTCGCTGCCGCCGCTACATTGGGCGATTTGGATAGTGCCTTCAGAAATGCCGGTCGCCAATTCTTCTCATCCGCTGGTCTTGCCATTAGGTCACACCATCTTCTCTACGCCCGCCATCACCCATCAAGCACCTCGCCCTTTGCGACACGCACTAAATCTAGCAACGGATCAATATACTTAGCACAACAATCGCCACAGACAACGGAACCATCATAAAACGAACCGTACGGCATATCTGTCCATGCGATGCTTTCGTTGCCACAAATGAAACACGGCTTTGCGTTGCGTGTTCGGAGAATGCGAAGGATTTCGTCAAGCTTACCCTGCGTGACAAAGTCCACTGCCTCTATCGAACTGGGTACCGACGCGGCAAGGTAGCATGTATGCGGCATTGTCCACACAGACATTCCGCAGCCGGGGCAGAGCCGTCCTGTTGCCGTGCTTTGGTATGAATAACTTACTGCCATATCCCTATTCCCCTATCTCCGCAAACGTATAGAACACCTGTTTCCCCAACTCCTGCGCCCGTGCCACTTCCAGATCCGCACCGTGTGAAATCCCCGGCAATCGCAGCACCGCATCGCAAACGCCGACCATCGCCAGGCACCATTGCAGCCAGCGGTCATAGCTAGCCGGGTGGCGCAAATCAATATAGTGCGACAGCAGCGGCGCAATCGGTTCGTGTCCCATAGCCATCAGGATAGCGAA